ATGCTACTTGATGAAGCTGTACATTTGCTCCCAATCACTGGTCCAATACTTGGTTTTAGTAGACCGAAAAAACAAACCTTCAGAGGTTCTAACGCTCTCGACATTGTGGTTTTCACAGTAGTCCAGTAGCGCGTTCTTTAAGATTTCCTGTTGGCGAACCAACGCTCCATCTTCTTCTTTGTACCGTGCAGATAGCTCCGCTCTTTTTGCCCGTAGTTTTATATAGGCTTTGGTCAGCTTATCTGCAGGGATGTCGGACGTATCCTCCATATGCGTTCTCCTAGTTAACGAGAATTACACTTTAGTTATTAAATGTAACCTAGTCAAGCAATTCTTTGTAAAGGTCGATCATTTTTGTGTGTACGTCTATTCTGTTATTTAATAATGAATAAATACGCTTTTCCACGGCAGAACCTTGTAGCTGCACGACTGTACAACGGTGCTTCTGACCTGACCTATGAACCCTAGCGTTAGCTTGGGCGTATGTTTCTAGTGAAGACGTTGGCCCCCACCATACCACAGTATTGGCTGCTGTTAACGTAACACCGTGCGCTGCCGACTGCGGTTGGATGACTAGCACCCTTGGATCGGGGGTATTCTGGAACCGTTTAAAGATGTCGGTCCGTTGCGCTACAGGTACGTCCCCCCGTATTATTTCTGTAGGCACCCCGTCAGTACGCAACTTATCTGTCAATATGTCAATGGTATGTTTGAAGGGTACGAACACCAAAACCTTTTGGCTGCTCTCGTCGATCACCTCTTTCAGCACTTTATATCTGTGCTTGATGTCGAACTCTAACGTATCACCTTCGTCGGTGTAGACCGCCCCTGCAGATATTTGCAGTAGCTTGTTCATAATGATCGCCGCGTTCATTGCGGTTACTTCATCGTCACCCACCGTCATAGTCATGCTCTTCTTGAGCGTGTTGTAATATTTTTTCTGCTGTCGGGTAAGCTCAACGTGTCGGTTCGTGTATGTCATGTCGGGTAGATCAAGACATTCTTCTTTGGTGAACCGTATGGCAGGTTGTAAGATGTTAAACACAAGGTCCGATGCGGTAGGTTTGACCACCCACCTAAACTGCGTAACCTTCGTCATAACCATATCGCGGAAAGACCCAAAGAACCTTGGCACAGATTGTGGGTCAATAAGTTTGGCTAGGCCGTACGCGTCTAACGGCGACTGCGCGGCAGGTGTACCTGTCATCATCCACAGCCAAGTATCGTCACCCACTAGCTTGTTCAGCACCTTCCACCGTTTGGACTGTGCGTTCTTATAGTGCGTAGCTTCGTCAACAATGATTAGGTCGACCCCACCGTTAGCGATTGCATCTGCCACAATCTCTACACCGTCATAGTTTATTATGACAAACTCAGAACCTTGCTGGATGATCTCGCGGCGTTTCTTAGATGCACCATGGGCTATGTCCACACTGCGGTGCGGTGCAAACGTAAACAAATCTTCGCGCCACGCGCTATCCATGATGGACAGGGGACAGATAACCAGAACACGTTTGACCTTGCCCTGTTTCATTAGGTAGTCCGCTGCCCAGATAGCCGAGGCAGTCTTGCCTGTACCCTGCTCGTTAAAACAAAACGCTTTCGGGTTCATTGTCAGGAAGGCCGCTGTCTTCTTCTGGTGGTCGAACGGTGCGTGTTTGCCTGTCCATGTGTACCTACCGTTGATGGGTGAAGGCACATTGATGTTTAGCTTGCGCAGTGTATGCGCTTCGTCGATACCCCACTTAACCAAGACTTCGTGATCTTGCACGGTCTTGCTCTTGGGTATCGTTTCAGTGACACGTTTTGGGTTGCGCAGCTTTAACAGCAGCGCCCTACCATCCACTATCTTCATGTGTTCTCCTTTCGGGCATCTGCCCGAATTATTTTTTCTTCTTGTAGTTCCGTGCGCGGTTCTTGCTGCGGCTTTCAATTCTTACACCGTCTTTATTTGAACCACCTTTCGACAAGGCTTTCTTGTGGCTGATATCTTTGCCTTCGCGTTTATCAGCTTTACCGTTTTTGTTTTTATCTACGCCTTCCCGATCCATCTTGCGCCGTGCACGTTGCCGTTCCATACGTGCTTCAAAGGCTTTGCTGCCGACAGGTTTGTTCTTTTGCTTTGGGCGATCTTTGGGGTTTTTGTAGGGCATCAGTTGGCTCCGTTGTAGACACATTCAATGATAGGACAGTATCGCTTACACAATCCGTTAGGTCGTGCGTTCCACATGTCTTCTTTTGCTGCGGTTTCCATCTGCCCATACTTGCCGAGCCATTTCTCCCACAGCTTGGACTTATCATACTCCATGTAAGTATCTTTTACCAAGTCATTACAAACTACAAATAGTAATGCGGCGCGTACCTTTTTGATCTGCGGATACCGCGCCATCAATGCAAGGGCCATCAACTCTAGCTGCCCTTTGTCTGCGTACTTGGAAGATTTGCCTGTCTTGTAGTCCACAACAGTGGCTACCGCGTCATCTAGTATTACTAGATCAGCGATACCGCGAAACCAAACGTCAGAGGCGTAGAAGTCACAAGCCTCTAGGTTCTCCGTCAGACCCATCTTTATCTCGCACAGCTTTTCACCCTTCCTATCCTTCAAAGATGTTAGGGCTTTCTTCGCATAGCTGAACTTCGCGGGTACAGGTGTATCTTTACCAATGAAGTCTTCGGCCATCTTATGAAACTCGTTGCCATATAGTATAGCCTCGGTCTGCACGAACGGCACCTCTTTCAAGATGTGTTTGTGGTAATACTGCTTCGGGCATTGCTCAAAGTCTTTGATCTTACTGAAGGACCACGGCCATACTTTTGTCACTCACATTCTCCATATGATTTGCCTGTTCCGCTTTCACATGTGATCGGTAATCCATCAGCCCATTTAGGTGTTTGGCTCATACATTCTTCGACATATGCTCGCGCTTCATCCAACTCCTCGTCGGTTACACAGGCCACAATACTGTCATGTACAGTTAGCACAACTTTGTATCTCTTGGCAATAAGTAACATTTGGTGTCCTATGATACAACGTGCAATAGCTTGGCACACGTTTTCCACCACTTTACCACCGTATATACGCTTTGCGCCTCTGCGCGTTTTGTATGTGTACTCGGGGCCACGTTCACCCTGCTCTGCGGTCAACCCATGATAAAACATAGGTAGGCCAGAAGGTAAGATTATTGAGTTGGTAGATGCATCCACTTTTAACACACCCTCACGCCCAAAGTTTAGACTATCCCCACGCTGCATGTACTGCACCATATTGTTCGCGGCTCGCCACAAGGAACTGATTGCGCCGTTGGCATCGCGGTATACTTGTATGATGCGCCGTGCTTCTTCCAAGTCTATGTAGACACCCATGCCCTGTAGCTGTGCTTGGAACTTAACGGCACCCATGCCATAACCTGCGCCAAGAATTGTAGTCTTACCCACAAATCTCTGGTCTTTGCTCACCCCGTCTACTGGCACGTTATAGATACTGGACGCCATATACTTGTATACGTCCTCGCCATCCGCGAACTGTTGGGTCAGATCATCTTGCCCTGCAAGCCACGCCAATACACGCGCTTCGATCTGGGAACTGTCGCAGTCTATCAGAGAATGTCCTTCGGGTGCGATAAGGCTTTGCTTTAGCTTCTTACCGTTTGGCCCACGGCTCGGCAGGTTTTGCAGGTTGATCTTGTCGTCGCCACCCCACCGTCCAGTGTGCGCTGCATAATATCTTACAGGGACAGGCAGAAGCCCACGGTCTGAGATGTCGATAAACCTTTGGGTCCGTGTTTCTTCTAGCGTAGACTTACTACCAAGACGCGCCGCTACTAGCGACTGCACACGATCATCCTCATGTTCTAACAACTGTTTGAACGCTTCGTCGTTCTTGGCAAACGCGAATGTTTCTTTGCCTGTGGTCAGGCTTGTCTTCATCGGGGGCTTGACCCCAAACCCTTTCAACAACTCCGCGAACTTCGGGTTGGACATAAGGTCTTTCTTATCTTCTACCCCTGCATCAGTCAGCAGTTTGGCCTTGCGATCTTTCACATCTTGAAGGTGCGACTGCAACAAGTCACGGTCTAAGTCCAAGGTAGGTTCGGTAAACATACGCAGGGTGGCGTCTATCAAACGTAGCTCCTGCTTGGGGAACTGTCGGGCCATCCTACTAAAAAGTTTATAGGTGAGGTCCACATCATTGATACAGTAGTCGCCGTACTCCGCTAAATCTACGGGTCCAAAATCTCCACGCCTTTTCCCGAGGGCACGTACGACCTCTGTCCCCTTAGTGCCGAGATTGTATCTTTCAGATAACGCCGCGAGACTTGCGCGAGCTTCAGTCCCATGTAGAGCACGGGCGATACACAAAGTATCGGTATACATCCGAGGACGAATATCAAAATGCCAATTAAGAATGGCACCATCAAACATAGTATTATGGCAAAGTACCATAGCTTCTTCCCAGTGGAAGGCTCCAAGGTACCGTTTAAGTTGTTCATGCGTTCCACTAGCCCACTCCGTTTCTCCATTATTTACTTTGACAGCCACGCCGATCACCTCAAAACGAGGATCACGGACGTAGGCTTCTGTTGTTAACTTAGACAGAGAATAATCCCTGTCGTAATAGGTTTCAAAATCTAACGTGATTAGGTCCATCAGACCTTACCCACTATCTCGCCACCACATGCCATGTAACCACATGCGTCTACCCAGTTGTCTGGATGTGACGGGTTCGACTTTATACGTGCAGCTTTCAACAACGTCATCATCACAGCTACATCTGTGGCACTTACATCTACACCTAGATGCACCGACCAATACTTGCCTATGGTGCTGAAGTTATCTTCCATATTGCCGTGGTCAACCGCACGATCTTTGGTCACATATTCTTTGGCGGTGTCTAGCACCTGCCCACGCGTGACCCTACGCGCTTCCTTTTCAAACACTTCGTCTGGTGTGCCGATCTTCTTTAGAAGTTTATAGACGTACCCATAAGATGTGTTAGTCGCGTCTGCGATTTCCCTAGCTTTCGCTGTAGGATGTTTTATCTTGTACGCCCATATCTTATCCGCGTACGGTGATCCCTTCTTAGCCATTTATGCCTCCACCGCTTCGTCTTTTTCGTCACGTAACACACGCACGATATCTTCCAATGGAGTGACATCCACCCCTATATGTTCAGCGCAACCGCGGAACCGCTCCAACCACGCAGCTAGACTTGTGCCTGCCTGCCTACGTAACTCAGATTGCGCAGTTTCATCACTAGGATCAAACGGTTCATACCCACCACCATCACGCCTTTTAGACACAGGGGATATATACGCAGGGTATTCTGCCACCTTGATAGAAACCACCGAGCTTTCGACTTCCTCTGTCTTCGCAACGATACGCAAACCAGATGCCATCTGACGTGCCATTTGAATACGGAATTGACGCGCTGCTTCTGCATCATCCATCTCGTAGAACGCAGGGTAAGCCTCATGTTCTGGTTGCCCTGCTAACCAATCGACAAACTCCGAGGGCACAAACATGTTCGCGCCTGTTTTATGCAGATAATCGTCAATGATACGCTGCTTTGTTTTCTTAGAAAAATTAGCCATATTTAGTTCTCCAGTAAATTTATTTTTATGTAGTGGGCCACTACAGCCCACCACCTTCTCATTAGTTTAGCTGTCTCGTCGTGCCACACCGCGCCACATCGGACCACGCTGCGCCACACCCAACCTAGACCGCCCAAACGGGCCGCGCCACATCGGAACGCACCACATCGGAACGCACCACGACCGCCTCGCCTTGACACACCGCACCTGATCCAACCCGACCAAAACCTACCCTAACTCGACCGCCTGAACGGGCCTAAACGGACCCAACCGTCCTCAACGTAACACGCCTCGACCGCCTCACCCGACCATATCTCACCGCAGCTCGCCATACCCGAACACAACACACCTTGACCGCCATACCAAACCCCGCCCGACCTTAACATATCAGCCCTCGTCTCACCTCGACCGCCGTGCCACGCCCGTCCGTGCCTTAACCCAACTCACCGCGCCTCAACCGCCTTGTCCGTGAATTAGGGCGGCGTTAACCGCCCCTCTTCGTTTAAGCTGCTCGACGCAACCGTTCTTCTTGTAGAAACTGCATAAGCTCCGCTGTCTGTTCATCAGCACATTCGGGGTACTCTAATGCCATCTCTTGGACCTCACGCGCTTCTTGCGTGATATCATCCCAAATAGCCTGTTGTTCCCCCATATCCTCAGAACCTGTTACAGAGAACGTGCCATAGGAGCCACGACCTTTCTCCTGTCTGAAATCACCAAGCCCCACGATTATCCCTGCGTTCATTAACAATGACGAGATAGCCATGGCACTGAGCGTTGGTGTAACAAACTTTATATCCACCTCTGCGCACCAGTTGGGTAGATATGCACGGGTACGAACATCGGGGGTCTTATTCATATCCGCAGACCGAACAATGTCCATCTTCAGATACGGCTTACCCCAAATCTGCACATGGCTTTCGGGTAGGAATATTAGCCGCTGCACACTTGTCTTAGTGATCCCTGCCGTTTCTAGTGCAGCCGTAGCCATAGCACCTTTTACCCCTGCCGCAGGGAAGCACAGCAGCGTGTCTCCTGTTTTCTTAGTGTAAACACTTTCCCTAAATTCTTTTTCGGGGTTATGTTTTAGTTCTTTCTTTTCAGCCGCAGTCTTTTTACCTGCGCCCACTAACAGATCACGCCACGCTTTTGCGCCCATACTATTAAAGTACAACGGTGTCTGACCAACCATCCGCAGTTTGATACGCCCCTGTTTGACAGTATGTATTTCGAGGGGTGCCCCTGCTGTTTTCTTCGCAACCATAGCCATTCTCCTATCTTGGCAAACCATATTTATTTTTTAGCGTTGACGCCCATTTGCGGCTTATGCCCATTATTTCTGCGGCGTCTCCTAACGTCATTTTACGCTGCAACATGCGGTTCAGCACTTCAGCGTCCTTCGTCAGTTTTAGTTTGTTCTCCTCCTTTCTGGGTCTACCACCCTTTGAGCCATTTTCTTTGTGCATGGCGTTGTTTATGTACCTGTTACTGGTTACTAAACGAGGATTATCTTTCTTATCTTTTTTAATTTGTTGCTCCCACGCTTGTCGGTACAACTCCTCGTATTTTACACGCTCCTGTTCGTTCATATCTTAATGCCGTGCTCGCGTAGCGTCTTGACGTAGTTATCAAGTTCCTCACGCGCAGCCCAAAGTTCCTGTTGTATGCGAGGCCGCGCATCTGCACGGTGCTGTTCATCCTGTAAGTTATCAACCTGCCGCTTCAACCATTTTAGGTTGGCTTCTTGAAACGTAGTTAGCTGCTCGTCACCCATAGGTTCCTCCATTGTTAAAGTGGTGCCCTGTGTAGTGCACAGGGGCTAACCATGACGCGGTTTCTTCGGTACGATCACAGACGCAATGAACAATATCATGGAGGGCGCTGCTCGTACTGCTGCGGTTTTCGCGGGACAATATCCATAAACCCGCAACCCACTCACAGCTTGGGTTAACCGTCTGGGACCATAGACCATTCACGTAGCTCGTTTGCCACTTCGTGCATGTTGTCCTCATTGACAACCATGTCCAATCCCCCTGCGGCACGTATTTCTTTTAGGTTCTTCTCTTGCAATGGTGTGGGTTTGTTATTCCCTGCCTTACATTCGATCCCAAAAAATAATCCTTCGTAACACCCTATGATGTCAGGTACACCACTACGTCCGTAGCCACCTGTTACAGGGTAGAAGTAGTAGGCGCGTAATTGCTTTAACTGCTCTACCACCTTCTTTTTAACTTTTGCTTCGGGTGTCATTGTCGTCCTCCAAGATACCAGTTGCGAGGCAGCGGTGACCGCCTCGCGGTTTCGGGCATCTGCCCGAATTTATTTGTAGACCCAATAAGTATATGGCCCTAGTCTGCTACCCACCCCATCCACATCAGTAAGAGGAGGTGGTACGTCCAACATCATAAGCACAGACAACCTGTCCTGCACCCATGGCGGTAGATCGTCTACAGACATATAATAGCCTTTTAAGTCTGCGTCAACACAATTCATACCTATACATGCCACTTGGACAGTTTTGGTGGTATGGTGTATCTGTATGTTGTAAGTGATGTCATTGGTTGGTGTCACAGTGTAACACCTCACACGTAGAGGTAAAACGTATGGGCATTTACTTTGTACCCCACACCCTCTACGAAGTGACCATCCTCACACATACTCATAGCAGCGCACTTATGCTGCATATCTTCCGACACCTCGTCTGGTTCGTAAGACCGTACCATCTCCACCTCGGGTAAATAGGTTCGGGTCACGTCTTTGACACGCGCATAGTTGACCACTTGCTTACCCCATCGCTCGGCAATGTGCACAAAGTCCATAGGCACAGCACCTTCTCTGAACCTGTTGGCTTCTTCCTGTTGCTCAAACATATCACGGACAGCGGCATCAAGCTCCTTGTCGATGAACGTATGTCCAGACTGCACCATGGTTCGTAGCTCGGCCATCAAACGTTCTGCGGCTTTCCTGTCTGAACCGTAGCCGCGTGTGTTTATGCCCACCGCTTGTATGGTTTCGTCGTACTTATTTTGCACGGTGTTCTTGAACCTGTTCACCTCTTTCGCAACATCTCGTACCAACGCGGTAGCACACTCACCCACGGTGTAAGATACCAAGTGTCTCTTAGCATGTTTCACGGCGGTATCCATGTTGATCGCCATGCGCATGTTGTGTTGATCCCCACTGCTACAATACTTGTTGTTCTCAATGCTGCGAGCACACACGATGAACTTGTTGTCCCCACTCACACTGGTCGCAAAGTCGCCGTACCCGATGTAACCCATAGTCATCAGGTCACCCTCGCGGTACACATGTAATGTTTTGTCACAGCGTGGGATGGTTTTGACGCGTAGCGTTTTCTCTACTGCACGAACGAACTCGTACAGTTGAGGTTTCACATACTTACCTTGTTCGTGCGGTACGCCCTCGCGCATACGTGTATATTCAGCCGTATATACTTTGGCGGCGTCCACTGTTGTATGACTTATAGACATTTTTTATCCTCTCACTTGTTTTGTAAACCCACAGGTTTTGTTGATCTTACGATTGAACTGCGCTTTGACAGCCTTCTCATGCTCTGCATCACTGTCAAACGTGTGACCCAGATGGTAGTCAGTCTGCCCCATGAGGGCATACATAAAATGCACACGTAGTGTGTGTTCGGGATCACGTATGATGTGCTTCGCTACATCAGTGTCAAACATATTAAGCATGTCCCATGACCAACCACCAACATTTAGCGTTTCGCGCACCTCGGTACGCATACGATCCGCATACTCACGATCTTTCACAGGTAGCAGCGGATACATGGTGAACGCCCACTCGCGGAACTCAGCAATAGCACCCTTCATCTTGGCTTTGGCTTTCTTGTCCACGCGTACCTTGGGCGGAACAGGCAGCTTCTTACCGCCATCCACAAAAGATATTTTGTCGTCGTCAACACGAAACGTCAGCGCCACACCATCATCACGGGCTGTAAGGTAGCTGTTCCATCGGTTCTTATGCTCTGACTTCGGTAACGCGCATTTAGCAGCGGTCTTACTCTTGGCAAGATAGTATTCTGCGCCAATGGTCCCAATGAAGTGTTTGCCGTTGCGAATGATGAACCGCATACCACTTGGCAAGTGTCTGTCTAAGAAACTATACCGACCATTATGTGCACCTTGACCTGTACCGTTACGCACCTTGACTGTCGTT